GCCGGTGAGAACCAGCCCAAGAAGCCCAAGATCAAGATGGTTGCCTATTCTGGTGGGGTGATCAAAGACCATTGGTACTGGGGCAATCTGGGTATTGAACTGTCTGGCATGAAGTTCCCCAAAGAGAGATACCCCCTGCTTCAGCAACATGACATTGAGACTCGTCTTGCTCACATGGGCAAGCCAGTGATTGTTGACAACAAGCTGATGGCCCCTGAAGACGATGTGGTGTTTCTTGACAACGAGGCTTCGAACAAGTTTTTGGAGGAATCGTCAAAGGGATTCCCCTTTCAGGCGAGCATGTTTATTTGGCCCCGCAAGGTCTTGAGACTTGAAGAAGACCAAGAACACGCCTGCAATAACATCATAGTCAAGGGGCCGGGTGCTGTGTTTCTGGAATCTGAATTTAAGGAGATGTCGGTATGCGTCTTTGGTGCCGACTCAAATACTTCGGCTGCTGCCTTCGCAGAGGATGAACCCTGTTCATTTGCCGAAGTCGATATTGCCGGTAATGAGCCGGTACAAAAACCCACTGAGAAGGAGGTGAAACGAATGGATAAAGCGCAGTTGAAGAAAGATCACCCCGAACTGTTTGCCGAAGTTCTGGCAGAGGGCAAGGCGCAGGTTGTAATTACGGCCGACCCCGAAATCAAGATTCTCAAAGAGTCTTTTGCTGCTCTGTCTGAAGAGAACAAGGCTCTGAAGAAAGAGAATGAGGTTCGTCGGGAGAAGGAACTCAAGGCCGAGGCCGACAAGCTGTTCACCGAGAAGCTTGCTGCCAGCGATCTGCCGGAACGCCTGCACGACAAGGTTAAGGTCATGGTCGATTACAACAAGTTCGTGAAAGACCAAGCCCTTGACACCAAGGCTTTCGGTGAGGCTGTTGACGCTGAGATCAAGGATTGGTCTGATCGTGGTGTCAAGAAAGGCGAAGTGGTTCTGGGTGAAAGCACTGCTAACAAGCAGACCACCACTACTGACAAAACCGAACAGGATACCAAACTCTCTGACCGTCTGCTCTCGCTCGTCGGTCAGCCCCAGAAAAAGTAAATTCAAAAAGATTGGAGGTGAAAACGAATGCCTAGATATTCTCAAGGTGATACCCCCCATGTCGTTCTGGGGGTTCAGAAAGACTACAAGAACATCTACTACAGCCGACCGGAGATTGCTCTCGTCACTGACATCACTCTTCAGGCTGGGTACGGGCTGATCGAAGCCGGTACGGTTCTTGCCAAGAACAAATCCGCTGCGGGTGGGGCTAACAAGTACGTGCCTTACTCCCCGACCCTGTTCACTGGGGCAGAGGTTGACCCTGCTCGTGCCTTTCTGCTTCAGGCAACTGGTGGGGCTGTCAACACGGTGTACGTCACACTCGATGACAGCTACAAGTTCGTCGTTGGGGACGACCTGATCATTGATGACAATGTGACGGCTGCGGAAAACCTTGGCAAAATCACTGCCATTGACCGCACGACCTACCCTCACATGGCTGCTATCACGTACACTACGGCAAGCGGTGGTACTTCTTTCACCACGGCTCGCAAGGCCCATGTGAAGGTTGAGGCCGGTGACAGCTCCAACAACTACTCCGATGCGGTCGGCATTCTTGCTGTGAGTGTTGACACGGGTATTGGTGTCAATGCCCAAGGCGCGGTTGCCCCGATCATTCTCAGCAATGCCGTTCTGTATGAGGGTATGCTGACTAACCTTGACGCTGCTGCCAAAGTTGATATTGGTGGAGCATCTTTTGGTCGATTCTACATTCTGAAATAAGAAAGGAGGTGAAATCTAATGCCTAGAGGTTCTTCTGACATTCCTATCCTTAGACTCGAAGTTCTTCAGCGTTTCATGGAGTCGTTCATGGCTCCACCGAACCTGATTCTTTCGGGTATGTTTGCCGCAACCACTTCACCCAGCAGCACGATTCGTTGGGAATCTCAACGTGGTGGGCGTGGCATGACCCCCTTCGTGGCACCGGGCAGTCCGGCACCAGTGACTTCACCGCATGGCGTAGCACAGCATGTGGCCGAGGTCGCGTACTGGAAAGAGAAAATGCCCTTCGACGAGGAGTTCCTGAACAATCTTCGTCAGCCCGGCACCGATGCGGTTTACCAAAGCGCAGAGGCAAAACTGGCCCGTGAGCTTGCTGGCCTGAAAAACCGTTCCATGCGCCGAAAAGAGTGGATGTTCGCTCAGATGCTGTGCAACAATGGCTTCAGCTACCAAGTCAAGGGTGGCTACCGGGCCAGCGTGAGCTATGGCATACCCAGCGACCATCGAATCACTTTGGGAGCACTCTACAACTGGAACAATGGTGGTAGCAAGGACATTCTTGCTGACATTCGTGATGCCAAGATTGCCCTCTCGCAGGACTGCGGTGGCACCATCGACTACGCCATTTGCAACAGCCAAGTGCTGAAGCTTCTGGCCGCTGACACCACCATTCGTGACATTCTGAAACGTCAGAACTTCATGGAGAGCAACCTGTACTCTGGCAACCTGAACAGCCTGCTTGGTGTTAATGCCAAGGTTCTTGGCTCTCTGCTCGACATTCCGAATCTGGTCATCTACGACGAGATGTACGAAGTTCGGGCATGGCTGACCGGCGCGGTCACGGGTGGCTCAACCACTTGGGTCAGTCTCGATGATGTTTCCGACTTTGAGGAAGACGCAGCCATCCGTTTCTGGGATGTCTCTGCTGGCACCTACGAAGATCGGGTTGTCATCGGTGTCAACATCGAAAACGGCACGGTTCAGATCAACTACCCGCCTGCCACCAGCTACAAGTCTGGTGAGGACTACGTAACTCAGGCGAAGCCCTTCATTCCTGATGATAAGTTCATCATGATGGCTTCAAAGGTAGACGGTCAAGCCATTGCCGAGTACAAACAGGCTCCGTTCGGGCTGAATCGCAACTACGGCCAGTTCACGGACAGCTACGACGAGTGGGACCCCGAAGTGACCTGGATTCGTGTTCAGGACAAGGGCTTGCCCATTCTGTTCAATCGTGATGCCATTTACACGATTGACGTAGTGACCACGAGCAAGCAGGCTGAGACCAGCACCACAACGTCTTCAAGCACGACTACCACGACCACGGCTTGAAGCACGAGCACATCGTCGTCTAGCTCGACAAGCACGAGCAGTAGCACGTCTAGCTCGACAACGACCACTACCGCGTGACGGTAGCTTTGTAGGGTAGTGGTTCAAACTCTGTAAAAGGAGGCAATCGGTATGTATATCGAAAGCGTGAGAATGCTAAAAACGGTCAAAGCTGGCAAGAAAATCTTTCTGGAGGGGGCGGTGATGAAGCCGCCCCTTCCGAAAGAAATACTCGATGAAATCATTTACAACACGGGTTCGGTGCATGTAGTGGGTATGCCATCGAAGCTGACCCGGCAACAGGTTTACGATATGGTGTCTACCCCTGAAATGAGGACACCTGACCTCAGAGCCAAGCAGTTGTTGATTGAGACTCAAACACAGACTGTGACCCAAGCAGTTGCACCTGAACCACCGGCTCCACCGAAGCCCCCTAAGAAGCTTCTGGTGCAGCGTCAAAGGAAAGCCAAATGACCTCTGACGAACTGAAAGAACTCTTGGCCCTTGAGCTAAAGAGCCTGAAAGACAAAGTTGACAGCAACGACTATGAAAATGCTGTGAACAATGCCCAACGTGATACCGGGTGGATATGCCCTGTCACTGTTGCCTTTCAGATTCAATGGCTCAAAGAACGTGCAAAGCGGTGGTTGTTTTTCTTTCTGTGGTCTGAATCGGCCCACAAGTTCAAGTTCGAGCAGATCAACCTTCAGAACAGGTTTGAGCATCGCAGAGTTCGCGGGTGCTCAACCCTATGAGATGTTCGGCACCAAGATCGAAGCAGGCTTTCAGTACGATGAAATTGGGCAGGACACAACCTACAATGATGATAACCTAACTATCATTGAACCGGGTGATGTGACATGACTATTGGCCCCGACATAAAGGAGGCCTTAGTTGAAGTCGGTCAGGCTGTCATAGTCACTGACCGACTGAGTATTGATCGTGCTGCTGAGTACATCTACTACAAGCCCAATTCCCAAGCCACCAAACCCTTCATTCGGGAGTTCTTTCTTGAGGCTTGGTTCTCTTATGATACCCCCACCCTTTCGGGGGATTTAGTCAGGTTCGTCGTAACCGGCACTCGCTACATGCTGATGAACTTGACCCCCTTCATGTTCGAGAACACCGTCATTAGAATGGATGGTGTTCTGTACAAGTGCAACGTCGAAGCTATTCTATTGCGGCCACGCGAGGTACGCGAGAATTATCTGACCCGCACCGTGTGGGATGTCATTGCCAGTTCAATGTGGTGCCTGCTGACCACCCCCCTCTATGGCAACCAACTCGACACGGGGGAGTCATTGGGGCAGTTGGGCCTTGAAGTGCATGAACTCTATGCGAGGGATATTTTTGATATTAAGGTCAATGACCGTGTAAAGGTTTCTTCAGACCAGTATTATCGGGTGGAGTCAATCAAGTATCGACGGTTTGATGGTGTGACCACCTACGAGTTGGGGGAGGATAACCGATCTTACACCACAACTACGACCACCACCAACAGCACCACAACGACAACCGAGTAAGAGGCTTGGTTGCCAGCACCCACAACCAAGAGGGTTGGCGGGTCACATGATCAGCGTAGGAGTATGCTGATGCCAGATAAGTAC